ACTTTAGCACTCCAAGCAGAAGTAGTATCCGCATTTAGGATTAACATATCTAACAATTCTAAGTCAATTTCCATTGAAATGTACTCACTTAAGATAGACGTTAATTCTGCTTCAGCATCAATTGAATGATAAGCATTCAGGTCTTGAGCGAACTCAGGAGTCCATTGTGCTTTCAATTTACGTGTTTTAGCAGAAACTGTGTCAGATCTTAACTGAACATCAATTGTTGGAATATCAAGTGTTGAAACTTTTCCATTTGATGGATCGTCAGCACTTGAACCGTTTTTGCCTTCTTCAAAGTCACCAACATCATTTAAGTTATCTGGTCCTAATGTATAGCTAACAGTTACAGCACCCATACCATTAAGGTCAGATCCAGAAACTAAGAATTCAATATTATTACCATTTACTCTTGTAAATGCAGGGAAAATTCCTAATACGTTAGTACCAGAAAGATCAAATGATTTAATTGCTTCTAAATCTAGATTTTGTAAACCTGCTGTAGCTACTTGTACAATACATGTACCTGCATCTGCGCCAGCTACACCAAATCCACCTGCTGCTGCAAGAGATGCTGAAGTTTCAGTATCATGATTTAAAATTCCAGCAAATGTTGCGGATGCAGTAGCATATGTTGCTGTAGTTCCTGCGGTTTCATCAAGACCTGCAATTACTGATGAAGTTTGGTTACTAGAGTATGCATACTGACCTGCACCATAAAGACCTTGATCTAATCCTGGTTCAGTTTTTGTAAGATCATCAGTAGCACCATAAAGAGATTCATTTAATGTTTTTCCACCTTGAGCAGTTCCATATTGGAAGTCTAGATAGAAAATTAAACCTGCTGGTAAGTTCATTGGTTGAACCGATACTAAATCTTTAGCAACAATTTCACCAAATACTCTACGTACTAATGGAAGAGCAACACCCGCCCATGCTTCAGAACTACCTGCATTAAATTCAGCACCTGTACCAGTTGAATTTGCTTCGTTTACAAGCTGTTTAGCTTGATTTTCTAACAACATTGCCATGTTGTTTGCTTCGGTTGAAGACTGAATGCCTTCTAACAAGCCTGACTTTTCCCACTTAGACGAAAGCTTTGCAGCTTCGTTTTGTTGTACTTGGTAAGGACTTGCACCTTCTAATAAATTATTTACGTTCATTTTGTAAAAATTTTAAATTATTGATTAATTTTAATGTTTGCCAATTTTTGGAAACGTTTCATCATATCACTAGATTCTGAAATTACTTCTTTTTTCGCAGCTGTTGATTTACCTGCAGCTTTTGAGGCCATTCCTAAACCTTCTTTGATTGATGTTTTTGCTTTTCGTTTTTCACCTTTAGAGATGTTAAACGTGTCTTTAATTGTTTCATAAATTAACTTAGCTTCTTTAGCTGTACCCGCTTTATCAAGTGACTCAACTACACGTAGTTTTTGTGACTCATTAAGCGTGTTTGCTTTAAAAATTCGGTTAACATACAACAATTTAGAATTTAATAGATTAACTTCGTTAAGTTCAGCACGAACAGCTTCATAAGCTTCTTTAGTTTCTTCTAATTCATTTTTAGTTTCTTCTAATTCTTTGTCCTTAGCTTCTTCTAATTCTTTGTCTTTAGCTTCATCTAAATCTTCTTCCTTAGCTTCATTTACTTCGTCGTCGTCTTTTTTACCTTCATTTACGTCGTCGTCGTCTTTAGCTTCGTCTAAACCATGGTCTAGTCCATCTAATTCTTCAAGAAGAGCATCAAGATCAAATCCTTCATCAAGATCTTCATCTTTCTTTTCTTCTAATTCTTCTTTGTTACTTTCAGCGATTTCTTCTTCTTCGCCTTCAGCAACTGGTTCTTCTGAAGTTTCTCCTTCTTCTAATTCTAATTCAGCAAGTATTTCTTCCAAATCAATTTCTTCTTCCATAGATTTACCCATATACCCTTCTTTATCTGAATCCATTTCTTCTTTATCTTCTTCATATCCATACATTTCATCAAATGAATCTTCTTCGATAGTAGTTTCTTCAACACTTTCGTTTGTTTCTTCTTCTTCGTTGATTTCTTCATCTAATTCTTCTGATAATTTAGCAGATAACATAGATTGTAATTTAGGAGTAAATGCTTCCTCTAGGGCAGCTTTGGCGTTTGCAAGAGCAACTTCACGAACAGCTTTAGCGTCTGCGATAGCTTCTTTTAAAATGTCTTTTGCCATTTTTTAATTGTTTTTTCTCTTTCGAGTCTCGTTAATAAATTGTACGGGAAATAAGGTTATTAGGAACCTTAATAGATTATTTATATAAGTCAGGGACGTCTTATTAGGAAGGCCGTATGTTTAACACACATACATATAATAAAAAAATAAAAACCAAAAAAGGCGCCAAAAGGCGCCTTAATTGATATAATCATTTAATTCTTACTTCTTACCATTAGGAGCAAAGAAAGAACATACTAATACCAAAACTACTAAACCTACAAATCCACCTTGACCGAAGCCACTAACTAGAGCTGTTAAGTTTGCAATTACATCAATACCAAATACTGAAGTACCTGTAAGTACATAGTATAAAATTGATACTGGAATTAATGCGGTAAACAATTTTCCTAGACCACCTAAGAAATCTGTTACTAAATTAAATACTTTTTCCATTTTTTTAGATTTAATTGATTAATAATTAGTTTAAAATTTAAGACCTACACCTAATCCTAGATTAGTTGTCTTGTTACCTGTGTTGTACACCAAACGTGGGTCAACATAAACATTCCCTGAAAAAGAAAACATTTTACCTACACCAAGGTCCATTTGATCTGTATCCATTCCTAAATTGGAACCAAGGTAAAAGAAACAACCTTGTGTAAAGTAACGTGCGTGAATATCTACTTGTAGATCACCACCTACTTCTTGATTAGCAGTTGCGCCAACCATTAAGTTGTCTGTTAAACCATACCCTATTGAAGGGCTTACAGACCATTCAGTCCATGCTGTGTTTGAAACATCGCCGGCACCTACGTACCAGTCACCTTTTTCCTGTGCGTTTACTCCAGCTACCATAAGCAGTCCTAAAGCTAAACTTGAAATCATTTTTCTCATAATTCTTGTTTTCGTTAATAATAGTTTTAATTGTGAAAAATAAAGAGGTAGGAAAAGTCCCCTTTAAGCTGTGTATGTGTTTAGTCTCTCATAGAGTTATTTTTTTTTGCAACCTTTATTGTTCGCCATACATATGACTAAATTTTTAAGAAACCAAATTTTTAATATGAAGTTTTTAACATTGACACATTCCTGTGTTATCACATATAATATCGCGGATAATATTATTTACTTTAGAATATTGGTAGGTTTGAGTTTTACCTTCTTGTAATGCTCTACCTACTGGTGTCATAAAAGCACCATGTGTTGATGGTGTTGATACAAAATCAAAACATAATAATTCAAAATCATCTTGTACTTCAACTGTACCTTCAGACATATTATCTTTTACTGAACCCATTCCACGAGAAGATATACCAACAGTAATACCATTTCTGAATAATTCTTTAAGAATATTACCAGAGGGTGTTGATAAAATTTCAACTTCTCCCATAACTTCATCCCCATTCCAATATACTTTTGTAATATTATGTGATGCATTTTGTAAATTAATGATAGATGATTCTGGATGATCTAATTCACCTAAAGCTCTTCTTTCTTTAACAGGACCTTCTATATATTTTTCAATTTCTCTTTCTAAAATTTCTTTAGGATAAATACGACCATTTTGATTTTTAGCTTCTGCACGTTGTATAACTCCTTTAACTACTAATGGTTGATTACTACTAATAGATGCTTCTACTAATTGTTTATTTACGGTAAATGGTCTATATTCTGTTAAAAGCATAGTGTTAATTTGAAAATTCTCTTAATTTATTTTCTAATCTTTTTAATTGAGCACCTAATTCGTGTATTCTTCTGTTAGTAGATTTCATAAAAGTTCCAGAATTCATATCTAATTCTGTTTTTAATCTAAAATTATGATTAACTATTTTTTCAATTTCTTTAATCATTTTACCTACTTGGCTAATTCCTTTAGCTATTTTTTGACGAGGTGAAGATTCAGTATTACGTTTAAAATCTCTATAAGAAACTTCATCTACTCTTTTTCTTTTTTTCTTAAAAGCATAAGGGGTAGCATATCCAGCTCCTGAACCTGCTTTAAATGATGCACCTGTACCTGTTGCACTTATTTCATCTACTTCTTCTTCTTTTACAAAAACTAATATAGATCCATCTTTAAGTTTTATTTTACCATTTTTGTGAAGTTGTTCCATTTCTTCTGAAGAAATTTCTAAACTTTTATTTTCAACTAATCTTTGTTTAGCTTGCCAATCGTGTATACTAAATCTTTTATCCATGGATAGTTTTTAATTCATTCACTAATTCATAATAATTAAGTAAGTTACTAACATTATCATCATGTACAGATGATTTTTTACAAAGTGGTTTAATTAAATTTTTAGTTTCATTTAATTTAACTTTAATAGCATTATCTGTAACTTTAGAAGAATATTTAGTTAATTGTTTTTTAACTTCTTTAATTTCAGAATTAATATAAGTTTTTAAAGAAGGACTATTACTAACAGCATTAACATATTCTTGAAGTAAGATTTTTTGATTTTCTCCTAAACTTTTATATTTTTCATTAAATTTTTCAAGTAATATTTTTTGAGTTAATAAACGTGTATTTTTATCTTCATTATTATAGTTTTCTATTACTATATTTTTTT